GTTATTTAATGTATCAAAATGGAGTTTTAGAAATAAATAAAAATGAATATAAATTAAAAGATTATAAAGATTATGGAGTTTATGTTTGGGAAGAACAAGTTATAAAAAGAAACTACATTGATTCAGACCACCATAAATGCGAATATCGAACTTTTATTTGGTTAATTTCAGGCGGTTTTGATTTGCCAGAAAACGCAACAGTTGAACAAAAACATAAATACGAATTAGCAGTAAAGCGTTATAATTCTTTTCAATCGGTTATAGGTTATTTATTGCATAGTTATAACGATAACGAAAACAAAGCTATTATTTTAAACGATGAAGCAATAAGCGAAGACCCAAACGGGAGAAGTGGTAAAGGTATTTTCTGGAATGCTTTAAGTCACTTAAAAAAAGTTCAATCATTGAACGGGAAATCTTTTGACTTTAATAGTGCTTTTCCATATCAGGGAGTTAAAACAGATTGTCAAGTTTTAGTTTGGGACGATGTTAGAAAAAACTTTGACTTTGAAAATTTGTTTAGCGTAATTACTGAGGGTATTGAAATAACTTATAAAGGAAAAGACACAATTAAACTTTCGATAAAAGATTCCCCGAAGATTTTAATTACTACAAATTACACTATTAAAGGAAAAGGGGGAAGCCATGAAGATAGGAGATTCGAATTAGAATTAAGTAGCTTTTTTAACTCAAGTTATAAACCAATAGATTATTTTGGACATAAATTATTTACAGATTGGGACGATAAAGAATGGTCAAAATTTGATTCTTATATGGTTCAATGTTTAACCAAATATCTAAATAACGGTTTAGTTCCTTACGAACAAATTTCATTACCATTAAAGAAATTTCAATTAGAGTTAACAACTGAATTATACAACTGTATTTCAGCACTTGAATTAAACGAGTGGCACACTTACGAAAAGTTTTATAATAATTATGTTGATTCTGTAAAAAGAAACAGTGCAAAAAGCAAAACTGCAGTCACTCAAGCTATTAAAAAATATTGTAATTTTCACGGATTTACTTTTGATGCAACTTCAAACAATATTAAAATTATGATTGTAAGTAATAAACAAGAACCGACTACAAAACAAGAACCGCCAGAAATTTGGGACGAACTAAACACAAAAGCAGGATTATGAATTCAATAAAAGAAATTTTAGCAGAAACGCACGAAATCGATAAAGCGTGGAAAAAGCTCGATATGTCGTGGATTATGGAAACGCAATATAAACACTCAGGTTATTTTCTAAACGATATTATTATTGAAGTTGAACGCAATTTGATAGCAAAGCAAAAGGAAGATTTGCCGAATACTAAAACAATTCTTAAATTCGAGAAAACATTAAATCGTTTACTTTTGATTCAGGAATATTTTAATAAGTCGCAAAGTTATATTCGTGATTTGGAGTTACAAAACGAGCAGATGAAACAAAAGTTTGAAGCGTATAAAATAAATATAAAATGACTTATAAACTAATTTATGCTAATTTTCAGGTTTGGTATTTCCCAAGCCGTCAGTTAGCACTTTGGAAGAAAAAACAATTAATTGCAACGGGTAATTATTCACGTGAATTTAAAATTGAAACAGTTTGAAAGACAGAAATTATTGTTGGTGGATTTACCCATTTTTAGGCATACTATTTTGGTATGTAGTTATTCACTTTATAATTAAATATTGGTAATGATTTACACCATAAAACAATTTATTGACTACGTACATTTTATTGACTGCCTAAATTCAACGATGCCAGCTTACATCGTTCCTAAACGCAAGTATTCAGTAACGAAACGAAAGGCAGTTCAAAAAAGAATTAGCGAAGTTCAAATAGACGAAAGGGGCGTACCTTTGGCAGTTGTTAAGCAATCCTTAATAAGTAAATCGGTTCACGATACCAACGGAATAACAAAATTAATTCTCGATTATTTACGTTACGTTTATAACAGTAAATCAATACGCAGGATTTCAAGTGAGGGAAAATATCGCAAAGGAATTGGTTTTATTCCAAGTTCAAATAAAGGAATGAGCGACATCGAAGGCATTGTTAACGGAAAGTTTTTATCTTTGGAAGTGAAAATAGGAAAAGATACAATTCGAGATTCACAATTGAAACGAAAACGAGAGATTGAAAACGACGGAGGTATTTACTACCTTTGTAAGTGGACGGACTTCGAAACGTTCCAAACTGAAATACAAAATTTAATACCAATACAATGAAAGCAAATAAAGTAGCAATTATTGATATTTACGAAAATGGTATTTTTGTGCGTAAATTAGAATCTGTTTGGTCAAATTTGCCAAATTTAGAATTACATTGTACCTTTGAAATAACTACTCAAAAATTAGAATGCAAAACACAAATTGATAATCAACTTTTTGATTTTATAGAAAATGAAGTTATAAAATTTTTAACGATATGAATGCAATAAAAACAAAACTAAGCGAGGTTAAATTAAACCCAAACAACCCCAGGTTAATTAAAGATGACAACTTTAAGAAGTTAGTTCAATCGATTAAAGATTTTCCCGAAATGTTAGATATTCGACCTATTGTAGTTAACGCAGATATGGTAATACTTGGCGGAAATATGCGGTTTAAAGCGTGCAAAGAAGCAGGATTAAAAGAGGTTCCGATTATCGTTGCCGATAACCTTACGGAAGAACAACAACGAGAATTTTTAATTAAGGATAATGTTTCAGGTGGCGAATGGGATTTTGAAATGTTAGGTAACGAATGGGACGTTGAGCAGTTGGAAAAGTGGGGATTGGAAGTGCCGAATTATGATTCTCCCGAACCAATTGAAGAAAGTGGTTATGATTTATCTCAAAAATGGTTTTTAAATATTGAATTTGAAAACGAATCCGATTGCGAAAATTGGTATAATAAATTAATTGAAGAAGGTTTAATTTGTAAAATAATACAATGATTCCAAATAATATAAAATTTGAATTACAAAGCGAAGTATTTAATACTTTTAGATGTCAAGCCGCCGCAAATAGTTTAGATATTGATGTTAAAAAAAAATCAATTCATAAACTTGAAATTAATAATATAAAAATTCCTAATAATTGGAATATAGGATTAATTTATGGAGCAAGTGGAAGTGGAAAAACTACATTAGCAAAACATTTATTTGGGCAAAATATTTTTGATTGTTCTTTAGATGAAAATAAAAGCATAATTGACCAATTGCCAAAAGAATTTACTTATGAAGATTGTTCTAATATTTTAAACGGTATTGGATTAAATTCTGTTCCTTGTTGGATTCGACCAATTAAAACATTATCTAACGGTCAAAAAGCAAGAGCTGAAGCCGCTTATTTAATGTGCAAACAAAATTTTATTTGTATTGATGAATGGACAAGCGTAGTTGATAGAACTGTGGCAAAAGCAATGAGCGTATGTTTACATAAATTTGCAAAAAAACACAATAAACAAATTATTTTATTAAGTTGTCATTATGATATTTTAGAATGGGTTTTACCTGATTGGTTAATAGATTGTAATAAACAAAAATTTGAACTTCCTGAAACGAAGGATTTTTTTTTTAGCGAAAGAGAAAAACTTGAATTTACAATTAAAGAAGTCGGAAGAGAAACTTGGAAATATTTTAGCAAATATCATTATTTAAGTGAATTATTGCCCGGTGGTAAAATTTATTTATATGGTATTTTTCACAAAGAAAATCAAATTGGTTTTCAATGTTTTGCAAATTACACACCTCATAGAAAAGGAACAAAAATTATTTTTCACTCAAACAGAACAGTAATACATCCAGATTATAATGGTTTGGGATTAGGTATAAAATTAATAAATGAAACTTCAAAATTATTAATGCAAAAAATAGATTGTAGAATAATGGCTAAATTTTCAGCAATTCCTATTTTTAAAGCAATGAAAAAACAAAAACAATGGATTTTTTTAGGAAAAACAAGATTAATGGGTAAAATGAAAACGGGGGGAAATATGATAAGACGAGGAGGATTTAGAGAAGGTGGAGTAAAATCTTTTAATTTTGAATTTGTAAATAAATAAATCTATATATTTACAACAACTAAAAAAAACACAATATGAAAACGACAACACTTTACGAATTGAGAAAAAACCAAACTGATTTTCCTAAGATGAAAATCAAAGATGCTAACGATTCAGCTGAATTTATTAAGCAATTTTATCAAGGCGATATTGAAATTTATGAAAGTTTCTTTTTACTGCTTTTAAACAATGCCAATCAAACAATTGGCTACGCTAAAATAAGTCAAGGCGGAGTAACTTCAACAATTGTAGACGTTAAAATAATTGCAAAATATGTAGTAGATAGTTTAGCGACTGGAATAATTTTAGCACACAATCACCCGAGCGGAAATTTAAATCCAAGTTCAGCTGATATAAACATAACAGCAAAAATAAAAGAAGCAATGAAGTTGTTTGATGTTACAGTTTTAGACCATATTATTTTAACGACAGATGGGTTTTATTCTTTTAACATTAATGGACTTATGTAATGGCATACGACAAACAAAAGATATTCGAGCAAGCAAAGGAAATGATTGTTAAACACAAACTGTTTTTCTTTGATGATATTATTGCTTTTTTACCAATCGCTTCAAGCACTTTTTATTTGTGGGAAATGGAAAAATCGGAGGAGCTAAAAGAATTATTAAACCAAAATCGCACCGAATTAAAAGTTTCAATGCGTTCAAAGTGGTATAAATCAAACGC